TATCCATGAGATCCGAGACTGTCGTCTGCTCTACTTTGCTCGTGTTATTGTCGGTGATGCTAAAACGGATTGTCTCGAGCCAGTCGGCGGGAACTGCGCTGTACTGGCTGTCAAGCGCACCAGATGACCGCTCGACCATTTTGTAGTGGCGGATAGAACGCTCCATCTGATGCTCCGCCAGCATAATAAAGTCGGGGATGACGCTTGTGAGGTCGTCCCGATCAAGCCAGTTGGCGATCGATGTCTTCAGCTCGGAATAAGTTGTAATGCTCACAGCGTGCCCGCCCTTGTCCTAAATACTTGGTTGTCGCGGTCATTCAACCACTTGCGCAGCGCCTTCGGATCGTCGGCGATGCCCTTACGTTTGAGCTCATAATACACGGAAAGAGGTATAGACGCCACCTTGTTGACGTCTCGGTATCTATCCGGCGTGTCGTTGTACTGACGCTTGTTCGCCTCGGCGATCGCGGAGACGTCCTGCTGCGTCTCGACAACGTATTCTCCCTTGTCTGTCACATGCCAATACTTGGTGATGCCTGTCACCGGATCTTGGCTAAAAATTCGCTTCATCAGTGCCTCCAAAAGCGAGAGGGGCGACCGAAGCCGCCCCGCCGAACTTATGATACGTTCAAGTCCGCGACAACTGCGTGAGCAGCTTCGTTTGTCACTTTCAAGCCGAACTCTGCCAAGACCATGCGCTTCTCAGCGTCACCAGTCTTCGCAAGCTCAACTTGCTGGATTGGACGTAAGTAGCACACAGATGCGTACTCTGGGTCGAGTAGCCATGCATCCCGCTCTCTGGAGAAGCGGTTTGCGACCACATTTAGCGTCCCGAAATCACTGAGATACACGTCAGCCGCACCAATAATGGTGGTTGGGCTGTCTGATGGCGCTTGGTAACGCTGTGCCGCGATACCCGCGAAGCCTGACACAACTGTCTTGTTGTGTGGGCCCACCATCAAGATGCTTGGCTGACCGCCAGATGTAAATGCTTGCTGCATTGCATCTTTCAACATCGCTTCAGTGAAGTCGCGCTGCGTGCCATCTGTACGAGCAGTTGTACCGTCGCCAGTTGTCAAGCCGCCGCCTGTGCCGACGTTCTCGTTTGTCGCAACCCAAGCGCCTAAGCCGCCTGTCTCACGAGCTGTTGACGAGTTGCCAGCCACTTGTGCGTTATTGTCAGTCAAAACCGCTTCGATATCGCGGCGAAGCTCTTTTCCGCGCTTAGCGAGCTGGTATGCCAATTCGTCATTGCGGCCCGCCAAATCCTGCGCGCCCATGTTGTCTGCGACAATCAATGTGCGGCGTAGAATGTGCGTGTAGTTACCAACGCGAGTTGTTGCTGATGTGCTATCGAAAGATGAGACATCGTCACCATCGATGCGGGCTGTAGTTGACGTCGCCGCCAAGCTGTCAGTCTGCCACTCAAAGTATGTGTTAGACACATTTTCTGAGCCGATGTTAGATTGAAGAGGAACCTCTTCAGGCGAAATATTGGCGATTACATCTGCCAAGCTCTCGCGGATACCAATCGCACTATGCGATGTAAAGGTATTTGCTACGATTGCCATAATGGCCTCCTAAAGTAGAGTTTTGATTGCAGCCGCGGCATCCTGCACACGGCCAGTTTGACGAACGCGTTGAAGCGCCTGTGTTTGCTCACTCTTCGGTCTAGGCTGTGTGCTTCGAGAACCAGCTTTGAGTGTCTTGGTCTTTTGCGTCTTCGGCTTTCTCTTCGCCTCCGTTGCGCGTGTCTGACCTTGATCGTATAACATCGCTTTCCTCGCTAACTTCACAAGCGTAGCATTCGTTAGACCATTGACATCTTGTTCGCTGAAACCCTCCTTCAGGAGGAAACCGCGGATGTCTTTGGCCTCTTTAGACGCGACAGAGTTGTCACGCCATTCAGGAATGAGTTCAGGCAGTAACTCGCGCTGCTGTTCGAAGTATTGAGCTTGCATCTGTTCCAGACGCTGTTGTTCTAACCCCGCCATGCGCTGACGCTCAGCTTCAACCGCCTGCAATTGAGCTTGCCGCTCTTCTTGCTGCTTTCTCCACTGGCGCTCTGCCTTCGCTGCCATCGTAGGGTCTGTATCGTACAGAGTGTCCCAGTCTGGCTCCTGTTCGACCGGCTGCTGCAAACGCTCCTGCAACGCAGGCAACATCTGAGCATATTGAGCACGTTCACGCTGTATCTCTTCGTAGTTTACCTCGAGCTGCTTGCGCGCCTCGGCTAACTCTTGAGTTTTGCGTGTGTAATCCCGCTGCCTTAGATTTCCGCGTTTAAGCTCTTCAACGGTAATCTCTTCTCCATCTACTTCGACCGTGGCCGATAGTAAGTCGAAGGATGCGTCGTCCTGCTCGCCGGCATCTTCTTCAGCTTCAGAATCGCCTTCGTACTCTGTATCGTACTCTTGAGAGTACTCTTCAGCGTCCTCTGCATTTCGGCGTCCGCCTCTACGGCTTCGGCCTCAAGCGCATCAGGCTCCGTCACGGTATCCTCTTCAGGCGTGAGCATGGCTCTGATTGCATTTTGGGCGGTTTGCAGATCAGTCCCTAACG